ACATCTCATGGTTCCAGATCGGAGCAAACCACACCACCGTAGTGGCAGCAGTCAGCGTCAGCCCGTGGCTCATCGTGCCGGGGTTGGCGATCATCACGTGTGGTTCATCTATCGACTGGAAGTCTTTGAAGATCTGGTCGCGTGCTGCCTTCGGCGTTGACCCATCGACCACGGCACACGGCCACTGATGGGCGATCTCTTTCTCCACTTCACGCAGCGCACCAGTCAGCGGGACGAAGACGATGACTTTGCCCTCCGACTCCTCAATGACTTCCTTCAGCACTTCGTAGCGTGGCTTGGCAGGGATGATGACTGTCTCACCACTGCTGTCGTACGCTGCTCCGCAACTGATCTGCACCAGCTTGTTGGCTTTGATGGCTTCGTTCACGGCAAGGATCTGTCCGCCGTCGTACTCGGCCTTCAACCGGGTGAGCATCGTCTTGTATGCGTTCTTCTGCTCGGCCGTCATCTCCACCGTACGGTGGATGAAGATCTGCTCGGGTAGGTCAACGCAGTCATCCAGCGAGTACCGCACTGCTGGCTGCATCCAGTCCTTCACCGTGTCGTTGGCATCCAGACGCGGTATCCATTTGAACTGGCTGATCTGCTTCATCAACGCATCACGCGCCCTACCAAAGTAGTTAGGCACTCCTAGCTTGTCCGGTGTGATCAACTTCACCTGTGCCCACGCATCAGTTGGTGCGTTGGGTGTAGGCATGCCGGTCAATCCCCACACGCGACGAGGCTGCTGCTTGTTGCAGATCTTGTTCAGCGACTTCCACCGAGCGGTGGATGAGTTGCGTGCCATGGCCAGTTCGTCAACGATGACCAGATCAATGTCAGCGCGGTTGGCAAGTTGGTCTTCGATGGTGCGCAATCCGTCGATGTTGATGATGTACAGGTCCGATGGCTGAGCCAGCAGCTTCTGCCTACGCTCACGCGAGCCATACAGCACGGTGCACTGGCGTGTCGGGAAGGAACGGAAGATCTCATCTGCCCACGTGTGTTCCATCGTGGACAGCGGACAGACAACTAGCGCAGATCGAACCAGCTTGTGGCGATTGAGGTAGTCATACGCCCACAGCGCACTCATCGTCTTGCCCACGCCCATGCTGTTCAGACAGAACGCCCGGTTGTGCATGGCGAGGAAGTTGCTTGTGACCCGTTGCACATCGAACGGCTTGTAGCGCCCCTCGTAGTTGTAGTACAGCGGCATCGGATCGGGTGCATCGAAACCAAGCGCACGCAGTACGCGTGTCTCATCGGGTCGATGGGGTACTGCTACCAGAACAATTCCACCGTGCTTGACTAGCTTGGCGGTCGGGATCACTTCGGTGATCCGCTTCGGATTCTTCAGGCGATACAGCAGCGCCTTCTTACTTTTGACTACCATCATTGGCGTCGTTCATCCGTTTGTAGACGGCGCACAGTGCTTCAACTACAGCACTGAGTTGGCCTAGCCGTACTTCAAGACTACGAACCTGATCTTCAAGGTACGGTGTTGCTCCCCCTATCGGGTTGTAGTTGTACGTGTTGTAGACGGGGTTGGTTGGTGCGAAGGTGTAGATCCGCGTCCATACCTCACTGTTTTCAATCATGGCAACAGCATCTCCGCTTGGCTGGGGTGTCGCTCCCAGTACTCCAGTAAGTTCATCGCAAAGTAGTGCGTCTGATCTGCCTTCTCTGCATGGAAGGCGGATTCCCAGAAACGCGCTGGGAAGAATGGGTCAGGAAGCGAGGTATCTATATTTGCTGCCCGGTAGTACTGGACTGCCTTCTCCCACCACTCCCTGTCATGCCCGAAGTACAGGGCAACTTCATCGGTATGCCTACGCCACAGAATGTCTACCAGTGCGCTAGTCATACCCTTTCTTGCCTTTCCTCCACGCGGTGTTATGGCTTTCGGAGGTAGCGCGCAGGTTGGAAGCTCGACTGTCACCGCCTTTGCGAATTGGCCGTTTGTGGTCAACGTCCACGTTACTTGGCAAGTCTCCATGGGCCTTCTCGTAGGTACGACGAGCTTTGTTCCTCTCACTCCGATTCTTGACTTGTTCGGGCTTTCCTTGGTAGTTCGCATACTCTTTCTTGTAGTCCCTAGCCATTTCCGCTCTCCGTGTCCATGACATAGCCTTTCGCCTTGGCACCAGCGGCAATGGTGCGGCGAAGGTGGTCGTTAACAATGTCCACGCACTCACCCATCTGGATCAGGTTCGTGCACACATCCACGGTGATTCGCCCGATGGCTTCAGCCAGCCCAACGAGGATCTCTCCGTGGTTGAAGTTTCCTTGTCCGAACTCCCGCATAGTGGCGGTACAGATCTGGTCTACTCGCCGTTTGTCGATTTCATAAGCCACGCTAGGTTCTCCTCTACGACTGCAACACTGTCGGCCGCGAAGGCAACACCACCAGCCCTGCGGATTTCTTCGATGCGAAGTTTCTGTAGCTCGGTCAACCTGTTCAAGTTGCCAAGTGCCTTGACTTCGATGGCAATGAACTGTCCCGCGTAGCAGCAGATCAGGTCGGGCACGCCAGCTTTGCCGAAGCCGTTCGCTGCAGGGCTGAAGTGCCACACATCGTTGCGGTCCAGCCATCGCTTGATGGCGGCTTTGACGCGTCCTTCGGGAGTCATTTGGTCCGGTGGTGTTCGCAGGAGGTCACTGGACACCAGCCATTGCACAGCCCGCTAGGGCGTGCTGGCCACTCATCCTTGTCGAACGCGTTCTCCAGCCGTTTCACGCGTGGCAGAAAGCGTTCCCAGATACCGTGACGATCATCGCGCTCGTACTTCTCCCGCGTGATCTTCTTGTCCTTGAGCCAGACGTAGCCGGTCTGGACGGTGTGCACTTCTTGCCAGTGGGCGAAGACGTACCCTGCGTAGAGCATCAACTGCTCGCCGGGCCGGTACTTGCCTGTCTTGTAGTCGATGACCGCAGCACGCTTGCCGTCGATGATGATGAGATCAGCCTTGCCACGAGTCCATGCTGCGTTCCATGGCGCGGGTTCAAACGAAGGAGTCAGTGCCAGCTTGTACTCAGCCAGCTTCTCCCCCGGCAGGTTCTCGATCTTCGCTGCCATCGACTCCCAATGCTGCATGCCTTCCGGCAGTGGAGTCCTGTCCCGTACGCGTGCTTCAAACGCGTCATGTGCGCGAGTGCCCCACTCGCTGGCGAACGATGCGTCCTTGAATCGGCGCAGTACCTTCGTTTCATGGTACTTGCGAGGGCATGTCTCAAAGCCGTCCAAGTCGCTGTATGTCCAAGCCTTTTTCATAGCCCTCCGCTCACAGGGTGCAAATCCCCTGCGAGTACACAACAGACCGATTGTACGAGCGGCTCTTACTACTTACAAGAGCCGTACGTCGGCCCAACTGCAGCTTCGCATGCCACCGGCAGTCTCATCGCCCACTGCGGCGGGGTAGACATGACCTTCACCATCATCTTTTTCACCACCTCGGCAGATTCCTCAGGGACGATGGCGACCACTTCATCATGCACGGTCAGCACAACACGGAAGCGTTTTCCTTGTGTGCCGTCAAACTTGGTCAGCTTGTTGTGAATGACAAGCATCTGCTCGAAGACTACTTGTCTGGCCAACGCCTGAACCACGTTCTCCACGATCTTCCCACCGTACAGTTTTACGGGGCCGTACCGGGAGTCATACACAACGTCTGGTGAAGACTGCATCCCATAGAAGCCGGTGTTTATACGGAGGTTCGGGTAGCGGATACGTGTACCGGTTGGCAGAAACAGCCCTTCTGGAGTCCACAACAGGTGGATCGTCCGTGATGGGAACTGAAATACGTTGCCCTGCAGCACTTGCCGCATCCCCGAGTCCGCCGTGTACCACATCTCACGAATGTCCCGGAACCGGTTGCGGTAGACATTGACGATTCGCTGCGTACTCTTGATATCCATGTCCACGGACGGATTAGAGTTCTTCAGCGTCAGCCGCAGCTTCTCACCTGACATGGAGTATCCGAGTCCGAGGATGCAAGTCTTGCCCACGAACCGTTCAATCTTGTCTGCCTTGGTGATCCGCCGTCCGTAGATATCGCTGGCGAACTCGCTGTAGATATCGTCGCCACGCATGAATGCAGCGCACAACTCACCTTCACCGCATAGATACGCATTGACCCGCGCTTCAATCTGCGACGAATCACAGGCGATCACCACA